CCCACTCCCCATCCGGCGGTCGGCCGGGGGCGCTCCATCACGGTCTCGACGGCGAGCGGTCCGCCGAAGATCCGCACAGCGGGAGCGGGCTCCACACGCCACGCCTCAGCGGCACCGACGAAGACGACGTTGTCCCCGCGCGTGGCGAACGTGGCGGAGGCGAGGCGCACCTCGCCCTTGTCGCCCTCGTAGAGCACGCAACCGAGCGAGGAACCGGGGACGGCGCCCGTGACGGGGACGGCGCCCGTGGTCCCGGTGGTCACGGAGACGGGGCGCACGCCCGGCGAGGCGCGCTTGAGACGTGCCACCTCTGCGGCGAGGTCGGCCGACCGGGAGAGCTCGGCTGTGAGGGCCGCGCGCGTGGCCGCGGCGGAGGTCTGAGCGGCGACGGCCACGCCCTGCTGGCGCAGGGCTTCGGCCTCGGCGAGGCGGGTGGCATCGAGGGCGCCGCGCCGGCCGTGCTCGAGGTAGGCGACCGCAGCCACCAGGAGCAGGAGGACGACGACGACCGGGGCCCAGCGTCTGGCGGCGAGGGTCATGGGGTGTCCTTGGGGACGACGGGCTGGGGGTTCCTCTCGCCCACGCTGATGGCGCCGCCGATGAACGCGCACGCGAGCGAGACGATCTTGATCGTCTTCACCGCGCCGGGCGCGCCGATGACGACGGCGAGCTGATCGGCGAAGGCGACGCCGCCGACCGCGAACGTGATCGAGGCGCCGCGGGCCCAGCGGCGCACGGCTGCCGCGTCCCAGAGGAGCGCGAGGACGATGCTGCGAACGAGAGGGATCACGGGGCCTCCTACTGGACGACGAGACGGCGGATGCCAGACGCGTGGATGGCCTCGCGCACGGCGCGAGGGAGGATGATGCAGCCCTGCGATGCGGTCAGGCCGCCGCCGTGCACGAGAAAGCCGCTCCGCCCGTACATGACGAGCGGCTGCAGCGGCGTGAGCCGCAGGGTGTACGGGCCCGCGTGCGGGTGCGTGAACGGGTCGCCGATCTCGTAGATGCCGGGGGGGATCGGGCCGACGTTCGAGACGGCGACCATCGACGGGTCGTTGAGGCCTTCACCCGGCTCGCGCACGCCATCGCCGTCGTCGGTCCCCGAGTGGCCCGTGCCGAGCAGGACGCCGTCGAGGGTCCACCGGCCAGAGGCGATCTCGTAGAGGTGGGTGCGCACGCCTCGGGTGTAGCCCGGGGCCGCGGGTGGGTCAAAAGACGCGGTGGTGTACCTTGGTCATGGTACGCCACCCGGGGTGATGATGTGTTAGCGTGTGGCTATGAGATACATACTCGTGGTGGCGATGCTGCTGGGGGCGGCAGGGTGCCACGACTGCCGATGGGTATCCCACGGCGTGTGCGTCACCGTAGACGACGACAGCGTGATCACCGACAAGGCTGCGCGGGACGGATGGACTGACGCGGATTGGCAGATCGTTCTAGACGCCACAATCTCTCAATCTCTGGCGTTCTGGTCCGCGAGCGACAGTTCGATCGATGGATGGACGATCGTGCTCTACAAGGACTCCCCTAGCTGCTACGGAGGCAAGCACGCGGGATGCGTCATGCCGCTCACCCGAGAGATCCGCATGGTGGCCGTGCCCTTGTGCCCGACGGCGTTCATTCCGCATGAACTAGGCCACGCCACCCATCCACCCAGTTACGATCCCGGGCACTGGCGGGGAGGATGGGACAAGGTAGAGCGAGAGCAGTTTCAGATCGCTAGGTGCTGGCCCGGGTAGTCTAGCAATACCGACCTGTTAGAGTTCGTAAGCCACGAGTTTGCATCGGCGAACGTAGACGGTCGTGTTCCCGCCTGCGTCCGATTTCGCCTGAACCTTGTACGTGTACGTTCCGGCCGTGGGCGTGTCGACGAAGGAGAGCACCCCCGGCGGAACATAGACGGTGCCTGGAACTGGTCCGCCCACAAGGGCACGCGTGATCACCGTGGCGCCCCGGAGAAAATACATCGTCGCCTCGAGGAGAGAGGCCGCCGACGCGCCCCCGACATAGCTTGGGTTCACGGTGTCGCCGTCAGGCTGTAGCAGAAGTGCCACGGGACGCCCCGTCGTCGTGATCGTAACGGATAGGCCAGTGACGTCTACCCCGGTCGTTGACGTCGTCGAAAAGGCTCCCGACGAGCCGCTGACTTGCTGCCCGACGGCGTCGATCTGTGAGCGGTTGACGGGATAGATCGCCGCGTCGCCAGTTGTGGCGGGGGCGGCGAACTTCGTTCGCCCCGCGGCGTCACGGACGACGAGCGCCGACGCCGTCGCGAGCGACGTGGCCTCGTTGAGCCACAAGGTCCACAGGTAGACTAGCCGCATCCACCAGTTGAGCCCGCCGCTCGTCGGGATGTCACCGCCGACCACGTACCCCGTGTCCTTCTTGCCCTCGTTCGGCTCGGTGATGTTGGTGTCGGGGACCCCTGCAACGGTCTCTGCCCAGCGCGGCAGGCTGATCGGCTTCGCCATGGTGCTCTCCTAGACCGCCTCGCTATACGCGAGCTTGCCGACGTCGAGCCCGGGGCCCGTGTCGAGCGTGAACGTTGCGCCACCGAACGTAACGAGGAACTCCAGGATCGCCCTCACGCCGCCCGCCTTGGCCGCCCGCAGGATCCCCGCGAGGTCGGAGAGTGGTGCCGCGGGCGGAACACCCGTGAGAAGCAACCGGATCGACGCGGGGAACTCCTCGATCAGTGTCACCGTGCACTCGGGGGCAAGGTCCATGAAGGCCCGCACGATCGCGTCCCCCGTGCCGCCGCCCCGCAGGATGGCGAAGCGGACCTTGATCCACGCTCGGTACACGTCGTCCGTGCGGCCGTCCCGGGCATGCCCCACGACTCGGCCCCAGACGTCGAGCTGCGCAGCGGTCGCCACGTCGACCGAGTCGTTGAGCATCACCCAGAAGGCATCTTCGACGCCCTGCGTCCACGTCGTCGAGAGCTCGATCAGCCCCCGGTGCGTGGCGAGGTCCCGCACCGACCCGAGCAGCCGAGCCTGAGCGCGCGCGGCGTGGTCTGTGATGTGCTCGCTCATGGCGCCTAGACGTACACCACGGAGATCCGCGCCGTGTCCAACACCGCCAGCTCACGGCTGCCGATCGCGATCGTGCTCTCCGCCCCCGGCGCCGGCGCGAGCCCCGCGTAGATGTAGGGCACGTTGTAGACGCCCGCCACGGAGAGCACCGACGCGATCAGCGCGCGCGGGTAGACGTCCCCCCCGACCACGTACCGCTTGAGCCCCTCGGCGACGACCGCCGACTTCACCTGCGCGTCGCCGTCCCCCGGGTACGTGGCGTCCTTCGACAGGCCCACGACGAGGTAGACCAACTTCTGCACCGGCCGAGAGAACGACACGCTGTGGCTCACCCCCGCCGCGTCCACCACGGTTCGAGTCGTCGTCCCCGTGGTCTGGATACCGCCCGCCTTCGCTGCCCAGATGGCCGCCGCGATCGCGTCCTGATCTCCACCCTGGACCAGGATCTCGACGGAGTGAGGCGGCATCCCGTCGCCGTCCACCACCGCGGTGACGTTCTCGAACCCGAGCACCGCCGTCACACCCGTCACCGCTGCGACCTCGGAAACGATCGCCGCGAGCGTTGCGCTCCCCGCCTTCGCGAGCGTCAGGATCCGCTTCACCCGCAGCGCCGCGTCAGTCTCGATGTCGGACCCGAGCACCGCGTCGACCGCGTTCGTGACCGTGTTCCACCCGGCGACCGGCGTCTCGATCGCGGTCAGCGTCCCCGCCGGCGCGGGGAGCGCCCCCGTGTCCTCGGACTCCATCGCGGCGACGACGGTCCCGCCGACCCCAATCGTCACGCTGGCGAGGGTCCGGAAACGGACTCCCGTCCCCGACACGCTCGCGACCTTGCCCGCCAGGATCACCGTTCCCGCCGTGCCTCCCAGCGTGGCCGCAACGGTCGAGCGGCGCGCCGCCGCGCGGTAGGCGCCGGTCAGCGCGCAGAGCCCTTCCAGCGCCGCGCCCACCGCCTGGTCCGGATCGCGCGAGGAGTAGACGTCCTCGCCGAGTTCCCACACCTCGGACTCACGCTCCGCCACGATGCCGATGAACTGGCCGAACTTCGACGAGGTGTTGAGCTTGATCCCCGCGCCGAAGATCGACCGCGCGAGCGCCTGGAGTTCCTCCATGCTCACCGTGATCGGCTTCGCGACGAAGCCCTGCGGAGTGACGCCGTACCCCATGCTAGCCTCCCCCGACGGTCACGGGCAGCGAGGCCTCGAGCGCGCCGTAATCGGTGTCTGCCCTGAACGTGATCGCCGCCGTGCGAGCGCGCCGATCGATCTCGATGGTGAGTGTCTGGATCCCGGTCACGCCCGGAGTTGCGAGTATGACCTTGCGGTAGACCCCCGCGATCGTCTCCTGGTTCGGACGCGAGCCGAGCACGGACTCGAAGAGCGGCACGGCCTCGGGATCCTCGGGGTCGAGGAACCAGTCGCCGCGGACGTAGGCCAGCCGCTCGGCGACGTCCTGCCGGATCGAGTCGATCCCGAAGACCATCGCGAGGTCGCCGTCAACGAGCGCGAGTTCCCCCGTCGCGGGGTCGGTCTTGAGGTCGCGGGCGATCATGCCTTCACCCGAGCGGCGCCCGCGTTGATGGTCCCGAAGTTGGTGGGGGCGACGAGCGCACCAGCGGCACCCGCAACAGGTCCGGAGACGTTGAGCTGTGCCGTCACGGCCGTGATCCAGAAGGCCATGTCACCGGGAGCAGGCGCGGGCAGAACGCTGGCCGCCTTCACAGCATCGTCTTTGCGTGCGACCTCCTTGGTCCCGCCGTCGAGCACGATCGTCCCAGCCCTGAACTCGGCGCGCGGGCCGCTGCCGTCGTGGCCCAGCGTCATCGCATCGGACGCCACACCGGACCACGGGTGCGCCGCGTCACGCACGCCGAGGAGCGCGACCGCGTCCGAGAGAGCGTGACGACGGTCGTCGATCGGGTCCACCTCTCCGCCCTTCGCGAGCCACACGTCGAGCGAACGGTCGGAGAAGAGCAGGACACACGCGTCCCC